ATATACTTTATTCTTTAGGTATTAGATCAAAAAAGGCAAAAGTTACCGGTAAAGGGTTTAGTAAACGAGATTATTTTGTTGTCAGTATTACCACTGATAAACCAGTGTTTAAGTTAAAAAGAAAACTTAAAAACATAAGAACAGATAGAGCCTACAATTTTAACAATATTCCTATTATAGATGTAAAAAGTTTAGGCTACGAAGAAGAGTCGTCATGCATATTAATAGACAGTCGTGATCATTTGTATTTAACTACTGATTTTGTTACAACTCATAATTCTTACAAAAACGGTTGGGTAGCTGCCAACACCTATAACACCAAACGCGGTTCGACTGTAATACTTGGAGCCTTTGAAAAGAAGTACCTCTATCCTAAAGGTACAATGACTATGGCTTCTAACTACTTGAACTTTCTAAATGAGCATACTGCCTGGGCAAAGAAAAGACAAGTAGTTGACAGACAAGATCATAAGAAAGCCTCTTTCTTAAAAGACATTAACGGTCAAACAGTTGAGAAAGGGTATATGAGTGAAATTCTTGCTCTCACCTTCCAAGACAACCCTGATGCTGCCCGTGGTAAAGATGCTGATAGGATATTCCTTGAGGAATGTGGTGTTTTCGATAACCTGAAAGCTTCGTTTAAAGCAACAGAACCTTCTGTTACTGACGGCTCGCTTGTTACCGGGCAAATGGTATTGTTTGGAACTGGTGGTGATATGGAAGGTGGTGGTACTGTTGATTTTGAAAGTATGTTCTATAACCCTGAGCCGTGGAACCTTTTACCGGTTGAAAATATCTGGGATGAAGGTGCTAACGGTACTTCCTGTGGTTATTTCTTTCCTCAATACCTTAACCTGAAAGGCTTCTATGACCAACACGGAAACAGTGATATAGAAGGTGCTAAAAAGCATGAGCTTGAGATGCGTCAGCATATTAAGGATACTTCAAAAGATCCTTCAGCAATAGACGGTTACATTATTGAGAGACCGTTTAATCCGGCTGAAGCTTTTATGCAGACAAGTTCTAATATCTTTCCTGTTGCAGCATTAAACGAGCACAGAAACTTGTTAATCAGGGATAGAAGTCTTTCAAATGTTGGAGTTGCAGGAAAGCTGTACGATACTAAAGAAGGTGTAAAATTCAGACCGTCTTCTTCTGTAAGACCTATAACTAAATTTCCACATGATAAAAATGAGGATTCTTCTGGAGCAGTAGTAATTTATCAGTCTCCGTTTTCAGATGGGACTAATGGCGTGCCATCAGGATTGTATTTTATTGCCCATGACCCTTATGCTTTGGATACGGACGGGAAGAAACTCAGTTTGGCTGCAACCTATGTAATCAAACGAGTCAATAACATTTCCAGACCGGATGATATGATTGTAGCTTCTTATGTGGGAAGACCTGATAGCCAGGATACTTATAATGAAAATCTGTTTCTTTTAGCCAAATATTACAATGCGAAAATAGGGTTTGAGAATGACCGTGGTGAAGTTGTACCATACGCGAAAAGGTTTGGTCTTACTTCCTGGTTAATGGAAGAACCTGAACTATTTGATAAGACAACCGGATTCAGACTTAAAAAACTCGGACGTAAATATGGAATTTCCATATCATCATCTGAAAGAAAAGGTCAGGGTATTATTTACCTAAGAGATTGGTTAAAAACACTTCGAACAAAAGATGAAGATGGTAAAGAAATTTTGAATCTGCACCAGATCTTTGAATTACCGCTACTCGAAGAGCTTATCAAATACAATCCAAAAGGGAACTTTGACCGTGTGAGTGCTATGATTGTAGCTATGTATTATATGAAATCTTTAGCTAATGAGGAGATCATTGAGGATGATGAACCAGAAGAAAGCTTCTTTGACCGTGATTTCTTTTAAACAGAATAATATTTCAAAAAAGTGTATATAATAGTAAGTTAAAGGCTTCTATACCGAATATAATTTTTTAAAGCCCTAATAGCGGTTAATTTTGCAAATATGAACACTGTATTTCTACCCAAACAAAAAGTTTCAGAAGCTGAAAAAAGAAAGGACGGCTTTGCATGGGCAAAGGCAACCATGCGAGCTATCCTTGATTTTTCTGAATTTGGTACGACAAAAGGTGTTACTTATGAAAAGCTTTACAAAGCTTATGCGGGAGAAATTGATAAGGTAGATTACAGTTATGTTACAGATCCTTACAAATCTAAGGACGGTAAAGTTCGCAGAATGCCCGCAAGAATCCGTAACTACAACATCATAAAACCTGTTGTGGATTTACTTGTAGGGGAAAAGTCGCGCAGACCTTCTTCTTATTCTGTTGTAAATACAAGTCCGGATGCTGTTACTAAGTTTCAAGAGGATAAACGCCAGTTAACCTTGCAATACCTCAAACAGCTTTTCGTCAATATTGCCAATCAAGAAGGAACAGAAACCGGTCAGGAACCATATGATACCAGTGTTTTAGAAAAACAACTCAGAACTTTCAGTACTACTTATAAGGATGCTATTGCTGAGATGGGTCAGGAAGCTCTTGAATATCTTAGGTTTAATTTGAAACTGGATGACCATCTGCTTACTGAAATTTTTGATTATATAGTAACTGGTACAGCTATAAGCTATAAAGGTTTAAGTAGCAATGATGTTGATTATGAACCTGTTAGTCCTATTGATATTGATTATGATAAGTCTCAGGGTGTAAAATACATTCAGGATAGTTCTTGGGTAGCACGCAGGCAAAGACTTACAATCAATGACATCGTAGATAAGTTCTATGATGAGCTTACATCGGAAGACATAGACGAACTTGAAAGCGAGCATATGTCTTTTGGAAGCGACTGGTTATCGGGACTTCTTTCTGAAGATTATGATACACCAAAACGTTCTCTTCCTGTTTATCATGTTACCTGGAAAGCATTTGCAAAAATTGGGTTTGTTACTAAACCTAACGAACTTGGAGAGCTTGAAACAATAGAGGTTAACGATCAGTACGAACCTTTACCAGGAGAAGAAGTAGAATGGTATTGGGTAAACGAAGCTTGGGAAGGATACCGTCTTGGAAATGATAAATACATTGGCATCGGTAAAATTCCAGGACAAAGATCTTCCATTGATAATCCTTCGAAATGCAAACTTCCATACAACGGTGTAATTTATGCCGATAGGTTTGCAGATCCTATTTCTGTTGTAAGTATTGGTCTTCCTTATCAGATCCTTTACAATATTTTCCATTACCGGCTTGAGTTATCCATTGCAAAAAACAAGGATAAGATCATGCTGATGGAAATGAACACTATTCCAAAACGTCACGGCTGGGACGAAGAAAAGTTCATGTATCACGCAGATGCAAACGGTTTTGCTTTTGTGGATTCAACTTCTACTTCCAGAACTGGTAAAGATGTAAACTTCAACCAGTGGACTGTTTTGGATATGTCTTTGGGTCAGTATATCTCTTCTCAGTTTGAATTGCTTGAAGCGATCAAAATGGAGTGGGAACAACTGATGGGTATTACTCCACAAAGGCTTGGAAATATTCAAGCTTCTGCTGGTAAATCCACAACAGAAAGAGCAGTATTTCAATCTTCTGTAATAAGTGAGGAACTATTCAGAAAATTTGAAGGCTTCGAACAAACCGAAATGCAGGGTCTCTTAGATCTTTCGCAAATAGCATGGGTTGATGGCAAGAAAGGAATGTACATCAATTCAGATGGAAAAAATGCTGTTTTGAATATTGATCCTGAAACTTTCCCACATGCAGAACTTGGAATATTTGCCTGGTACTCTGCTGAAGAGAAAGATAAGCTCGAAGCCTTACGTCAACTCAGTTTGGAATTTACCCAGAACGGTTCTAAACCTTCTACTATTGCTGAAATACTTGATGCTAAGAACTTTGCTAAAATCAAGTCTATTCTTAAAGAAGTTGAAAAACGTCAGGAAGAATTTGAACAGGCGCAAGCACAAGCACAACAGGAAGGTGCTGAAAGGTTAGAACGGATACGGATCGAAGATCGTGAAGATCAGCAAGCTTTCCAGGCTGAACTTAAAGAAAAAGAACTTCAGAATAAAATTGATTTAAAACTGCTGGATAAAGATTCCGGCGATGAAAGTATCAAATCTGAAGAGCTAAAAGAAAAGGAAAGATCTAATCGGGCGAAAGAAGACATTGAAAGAGAAAAACTTAAAATAGAACGTGAAGTACTAAAAGTACAAGAACGGATTGCAAAAATGAATGCTAATAAATCAAAAGTAAAGTAGTATGGAATTCAATTTGGATAATGTTACAGTAGAAGATCTCTTTGGAGAATCAACAGAAGAGATTCAAGATGATCCTAAGTCTCAAGATTCTAAACCATCGGATGATCCAAATCCTGATGAAGATGATGATCAGGAAGGTTTGGATGAAGGCGGTGATGGAACAGATGGTTCTGGTGATGACCCTGATGGTGATAAAGACGGTGACGAAGGTGGTGATTCAGATAATGATGGCGATCAAGATAATGATGATGGAGGAGGTGAAAGCCTGATTTCAGAAATCTCAGCAATGCTTGGCTATGAAGTTGAAGGAGAATTCGAAGAATCGGTAGAAGGTATTGCTCAATACACGAAGAAAGTTGCAGATCAGATGGCTAACCAAAAGTTTGCAACACTGTTTGAAAAATTTCCTGCTGCCTATGAATTCATTCAGCATTTAGCTGCCGGTAAAAGTCCTGGAGATTTTAGTGTGTCTGATGAACCTTCGTATGTCAATACAGATGTCAAGTCTGCTTCAGATGATACTTTGAAACAGCTTGTAAAGGATTCAATGAAAATCCAGGGTTATGAGGATGATGAAATTGAGGAAGCATTGACTGATTATGAAGATACAGGATTGCTCAAAAACCAGGGAAAGATTGCTCAGAATTTCCTGAAGAAACACTATCAAAAGGAAAAAGCTCGTAAGCAACAAGAACTTGAAGCTGAAAATCAAAGGATTAAAGAACAGCAAGAAAGAACTATTTCCGAAGTAAAAGAAACTATTCAATCAGGCGTGCTCGGTGGAAATTTTGTAATTCCTGAAAAGGAAAAATCAGAATTCCAAAAATGGATGTTCTCAGCTGGTAAAGATGGTAAAACTGCTCGTGATGCAGATATGGCAAAAATGACCGTAGCAGATAAACTTGCTTTGGAATATTTGTATTTCAAGAAATTTAATATCAACGATATAGCTCTAAAGAAAGCCAAAAGTCTTAACGCGGAAAAACTTCGTGAACGACTTAAAACCACTAAACCTAAAAAGATGGGTACAGGTGCAAGGGTAACAGGAAAAACCAGTGTGGATATTCCTGACTTTGGAGCCTTATTCGGATAAAGACCTATTAGTAAACAAGCGAAAGTATAAAGCCTTTTAGTAGCATCAGCCATTAAGTAAATCTCTCAAAGTGTGGGGGATAGCAATATTTATTAACTAAAATTTTTTAAAAATGGCTGCTTCAAACATCGAAAAGCTACGACTTACCTACGATATTTTCAATTCGGATGGTATGACGGACGAAAATTCGCTTGCCAACGCAATGCTCACCCAGCCGGATAAGCTATCCCCAGTGATTACGCACCTGGCTGGTCGTGAAGACAGGCGATTCCCGCTGTCCTTCTTAACTGAAGGAATGAACAATGTTAAAGAACTCAATGACATTGAGTATGATTATCCGGTAATGGGTCGTCTGACCAAAGCTGTAATGGCTGTTGCTGTAAAGGGTAATGGTATCGGTGGATCACGGGTTTATTTAACATTTCCAGAAAAACGTTTTGTAAAACAGTACATCATTGAATCCAGTGATGGTTTACAGCTTCGCATCGAAGATGATGCAGTAGAAGGTGATGGTGGCTGGGTATATCCCTGTGTCATCGCTTCTATGGAGCATGAAACTATTTTGGAATCTGATGTAGTTGGAAAAATGTGGAGCCAGTTGTTTGCTCCTGTTACTCCTTATGGTGGTTCTACTGGTAACGAAAGCTACTGGTCAGCTCCGTCCATGATGCGTAACCAAATTACTGCTATTCGTAAATCTTACCGCTTTGAAGGTAATGCTCAAAACCGTGTTGTAAACATTGAGTTCAATGTTCCTGGTAAAGGCAAAACTTCTCTTTGGGTAGATTTCGAAGAGTGGCAGTATATGCTGCAATGGAAAGAGGAAATTGAAACACTTTACTGGTATTCTCAGTACAACCGTACTAAAGAAGGTAAAGTACTCCTCAAGGATGCAAACGGTAAGATCATTACCATTGGTTCTGGTGTTTTGGAACAAATTCCTAACTACGACACCTATGCCAAGCTGACTGCCAAAAAGCTTAAAAGTGTTGTTCGTGATGCGCTCTATGGTGCTTCTGATGCTCAGAAAATGAACATTACTCTGTTCACCGGTACTGGTGGTATGGAAGAGTTCGATGATGCAATGAAAGAAGAACTGGCTGC